CACCATCTTCAACGCTCCACAAGACATGTTCGAAAGTATCATCTACTTTATAAACCTTATCTGCTCCGGCTATTGATTCAATCTTTGCGTTAGCACAGTATTCATTAAATCCAGTTAGGTTAAGTAGTTCATCATCTGATAAACCCTTTCTATCTAAATCATGGACTATTTTAAATGGTATTTTTAAGGCAACTAATATCCTTGCAATTGCGGGGATGGTCCATTTTCCACCAGCAGAAACTATGGTGGTATCCTTTATTAAATCAACTGGAACATCTCTTTTATTACAAAGGTCTTCAGCAAATCTTAATATAGCAACTTCTGTATCACCCTCGACAACTACCACACGTTTAGCAAAAAAAGCTTCACATACAGTTGGATGAAAATCTAGAGCAGCACGAAGCATATCTCTTTCATTATAAAGTCCCTCAGTTTCGAAAATAGATTTTGATATTTGATGAACAGTACGAGTATCATTTTGATCCTCTTCAATTTTAAAGAGGTAGGGTTTTCAGCAATATCAATGAGAAAAGGGGAATGAGTACTTGCAATAACTTGCCAGTTTTCGAGTTTGGATTTGTCTCTAAGACAGTTCCGAAGGATACGCATTAAATGAGGGTGTATGTATAATTCTGGTTCCTCATAAAGTATTACAGTTGTTCTATTGCTGGCAGAAGCAGTAAACAATGCATTTGCTTCAAGTAAAGCATATGCCAATGCTCTTTGAACACCACTACCCTGATAATCAAGCTGAGTCTCTAGTTTATCTTCAATCAGTAATGTGGCAGCCTTCATAAACACTTGATCTATTTCTATATCACCAACTGACAACTTAACTTTAGACTTGAAATCCATGATTTGGTTGAGGGAGGTAGATATGCCGCTCATTAAAGTATCAATCCCCTCAATAAGTTCACCAGGAATTTCACCTCTCATTTTCTTTTGTAAGTGTTTGGCTGAATCAGTATATGTAGTAAAAGACTTGTCTTCTTGTAAGAAAGGGAATATTAGGTTTGTAAATAAAAAACCAAAAGGTGTGCCTTTTTGAGATTTCAGGTCATCTTCAATTTTGAAACATGCCGGAATATATAGTACATGTGGAATAGCTTGTTGAAGATGATTGTTAATACTAATACTATCAGAAGACCATTTATGACTCACAGTCACTATGTCAGGATGCTTTTCAAGTGCAATCTCTTTAATTAAGTCAATATTTTCTTTAAACAAATCTACGGAATTAAAGCCTAGCTCATCGATTATAGCTTTTATGAATGGTATTTTACGTGCATCAGTGATTTTGTTTGTAAACCCTTCAATTTCAATTACTCTTGAATAAGCTTCGTATCTTGGTTTGTCAATACAATTGAGATCGTTGTTCCATGAGGCTGTGACCCTTAGTTTAAGGTTATCATCATGAACTAATTTTACTATAGAGGGTTTGGTCAACTCTTCCTCAGTAAGATCTGAAAACGTACCAGAGATTATTAGAGTACTTTCGCTAGCTTTTCGGAAAGGCCAATCCTCAGAGGTTGGATTTGAAGTATTTAAAAGTAATTGAATTGCTTTTAAAATTGTTGATTTACCGATGTTGTTTGAACCTATCAACGTATTAAAATTTTCTAAATCAATCTTTGCGTAGCCAATACCTCGAAAATTTGTGATTTCAATCTGTCTAAGTTTCATAACAACTCCATTGTTATCTAAAAGAAAAGTTTCGGAAAGTCGAATCTATAAGAAAAATCTCAAAAAGTTAATCAAATCTTTTTAATTTCACATGGAATAATAACTAAAGCAACCAAAAGGTTCCCCGACGTTTACTAAGATCGTGAGGTTTCGCAGCGAATTATTTTTTTTATATGTGAACTAAAAACCTCATCCCGCCCCGCATAAATACTCATAGCTAACCAAAAGGAAAAACTATGAGTAACACACTTTCAATACGTTCCCTCGCACAACAGTACGGCTACGATGAATCAACCATACGGCAATCATGGGTGGCACAACGTGGACTCGATATGTCATGGCCTGAAACACAGATCCGCAAATGGATCGTTGATGAAGTAATAAATCCACTTCGAGATACCGACTTACGCGAACAGATTGACCGCGAACGCCTTCGCAGGATGACAGCAGAAGCAACTCAGGCCGAACTTGAACTTGATAAGCAACTTGGGATGGTGGTGGATACATCTTACTTAGAATCCAGTCTTAGTGAATACTTCAGTCAACTCAAAAACTACCTACGCACAATCCCACAGAAGCATTACTTAGAACTCTTTGAATCAGAGGATGCACTAACACTTAAAACAAAACTAGCAGTCTTCATAGACGAAGTACTGAATGAAATTGGCTCTCAGGAATACGAGATGCCAGAGGAAGAAAATGATGAACAACAAGGACAAGTTGACGAGGATAATCAACCAGGCAGTGAAAAAGATTCTACCGCCAAAGAAAATGAATCCCAGTGAATGGTGTGAAGAAAATTTAACATTTCCAGACGGGCCGATGGGGGGGCAACGGCTTAAACTATTTGAGTTTCAAAAAGAACCATTGAATATAGTTACTAATCCCAGAGTACGTAAAGTAGTACTTCAATCTTCAGCACAACTATTAAAAACCACAGTAATGCTAAATGCTGCTATGTATTTTATGGCAAATGATAACAGCAACATGGCTTTTGCTAGTAGTACTGGTAAAGAAGTCAAACTAATGAAAACGGGCAAATTTGATAACGTTATTTCTCGTAGCCCGATTTTGAAAAGCATAGTAACCGACAAGAATAATAAGAACTTCGCAAACAATGCCGATCAAACACAAATGGTTGATGGTAATTTTCTTTATTGGCTTAACTTGAACGCGGCAAGTACTCTACGCGGAAAAACAATTAAGCGTTTGTTCTTGGACGAGGTGAGTTCTATTTCAGCAGATGGTGAGGAGGGGAACCCATTACGCCTGAGCGAACAACGTGCTAGTACTTTTACTGATGGTTTAGTAATGGTGGCAAGTACTCCAAAACTTAAAGACGATTTGATATGTACTGAATATCAATTAAGTGACCAGCGAAAATACTACGTACCATGCCCCCATTGTGAACACGAACACGAATTACTATGGGAAAATGTACGCTTTGATTGGAAAACTATTAATGGCGGTCGCCGTGCTATTCCAGATGAAGAAACAGCCGCCTTACATTGCCCTAAATGCGATAAAGAAATCACAGAAGCACAACGTATTAGAATGGTTAAATTAGGTAAATGGGTTATCACTAATCCAGATGTAAAAGACGTAGCAGGATTTTTAATATCTCGTTTATATTCACCTATTACATCAATTCGTAGATTAGTTGGTGAATTCGCACAGGCACACTTTGAATTCAATCTCATGAGTTTCTACAACAATGCCCTTGGTTTACCCTGGGATGATGAAATGAATGCTGAATTGGATTCAGTACTGTTAGAAAACCTTCGTGATAGTTCATTCGACATTAAGAACATACCAGACGATGTACTAGCAGTTACCCACGGCATAGACCAGCAATTAGACCGCCTTGAAGTAACCACAGTAGGATTCTCAGAGAAGAACGTATACGTACTGGACCATAGATCATTCTACGCACCAGACTGTACTAAACCCGGTGCTAAAGCCTACACAGAGTTAGACAACTTCCTGAACGCGACACTAACAACCGTATCAGGCCGCAAGGTGAAAGTACTTGGATCATTCATTGACTCATCAAACGGTAACGCAACAGCCACTATCTATCGTTTCGCAGGTGCTCGTAAAAACGTAATGGCTATCAAGGGTTCATCTTCTGTTACCAGTGACCTGTTTAAGCAGAGTCGTACTGGAGGCCATGAACTACTAATGCTCAACGTCAATGAAGGTAAGAACACTATACGGCGTCTACTTAATGGGGCAGTTTCAGAAGATCGCGAAGAAATGCCAACACAGATACATTTCACAAATGATCTTCCAGATGACTACTTTGAACAATTAACCTCAGAAGAACTTAAACGTAAAGGTGATAACCTATATTGGGTTCTTAAGAAGGGATACAAGAGGAACGAAGCGTTCGATTGTATCAATTATGCCCTAATAGCTAAAGAGTACTATCTAAGTAAATTAGGTTCACAGCCCTACAAGAAATTACGTGAATTCGTAGCAAAACAGAAACAAACAGTGATTCAAAAAGATAAATACACTGAAGAACAACCCAAATCGACTAAACCAACTAAACAACCTAAGAGGCGAAGTAGTAACTGGTTTAGCTAAGGAATAAAATGAAAGAATTAATCTATAAAGGTGAAAAATTCACATATATTGTTCCCGCAAATACAAAAATCATCATTGGTAGTAAAACTACTACAGTTTACGAATATGAAAATACAACTTCAAATGATACCCCAGTAGTTATTGATACTACTAATTTTCAAGAAGGTAATTTCACATATGTAGTTAATGCCAATGGTGATATCAAAATCTCACAGGTTCAAATCATCGATCCACTATCTTCAAGTGATGAACTTAACGATGCCTTAACAATGATTAAGGAAATCGATCAAGTACTAGAAGACCGTGCTAAAAATGCTGTCAGTCAGATAACTATAAATAACAAGACGATTATTAATTCATCATTAGAAAGTCTTGTTAGCCTACGTGCTATGTATGTAAGAAAGGCAAACAAACTACGCAAAAAATCGGGTGTTTTTAAATCAGTGACAGTATTCAGGGGAAAATAAAATGAAATGGTTTTCAAGGAAGAAACCAGAGCAACCAAAACATCGACATATTGAAACTAAAAAGATTGGCAATACGGAACTAAAACGCAGTATTACAAATGGTAGTAAACCGGTAGTTGATTTTGGTGTAGCTGGTGTTGGAACAACTGATATTAATTCAGTATTAAAATTTACTCTAACACACATTCGCAATAAATCACGTGAACTATCATTAAACAATCCAATAGCAAAAAATTACATTCAAAAATGTGCTGATGGTGTTGTTGGTAGTGATGGGATTACAATTAAGCCAGCGGTTGAAATCGGATTGCCCGGTACTGATAACAGTGTAACCAATCAGCTAATTGAAAAATTATTCTATCGTTATGCTGAAAATCCAGAATCGTTTTCATACGATGGCCAACTAAGTATTGATCTATTTCAACAAGTAGTAGAAAAGACACGTGCTCGCGATGGTGAATGTTTTATCCGTATTCGCGGTGATAAATATGAAATAGTGGACGCGGCAAGATTAGTTAATACTCGTTTTGGCCTTACTAAGAATGGTTACTATAGTAATTCAATTGAATTCGATGAAAGTACACGTAAACCAATTGCCTATTACGTTCATAATTACAACCCGATTACATATCAGATTGATACTGGTTCTTATGAACGTGTACCGGCAGATGAAATCATCCACTACTTTATTCCAGAATTCGCAAATCAGGAACGCGGTGTACCAGATTTATTCGCAGGTCAGAAAGTACTACAAGAACTACAAGAATACATCCAGGCAACACTAATCAGTAAGAAAGTCGCAGCAAGTACTACTTCATTCATTACTAATTCAAACACATCCGATTATGAACTTGAAGACAGTGAAGACGGATATGATACACGTGTTAGCTATGAATTTCTTGAAGCTGGTGCGATCTATGAATTAAATCCAGGTCAGGACATCAAAGCAGTAAACCCAAACGCTGGTGTAGATGGTATTAATGATTTTGTTAACAACTTAATGAACCAGATTAGTATGTCTTTAGGTATCACTAAAATGAATCTAATGGGCGATACATCCAATGCTTCATTCAGTGCTGCAAAATTGGCGGACCGATTACAGCAAACAACCTTTAAGACACGGTCAAACGTGATGATTAGTCGCGTACTAAAACCAATCTACGCAAACTGGCTTGCGAATGAATTACTAAATAATAGTAAGTTAGGCAGCTTTAGCGACTTTGAAGATTTAGTAGTAGCTCACTATATACCAGTTAAGAACATTTCAATCGATCCGGTAAAAGAAGCTCAATATGAAATCATGTTACTTGAAGCAGGTCTTAAATCAAAACAACAAATTATTCACGAAATGGGATATTCACCAGATGTAGTGTTTAAACAAATTGAGGAAGAAAAATCACATGGAAGTGATGAAGAACAACAAGCGGGAAATGAGAATTCAGGAACTACCAACTAATGATAGTCGTGAAGTAATAATTGCCTTTAGTTCAGAAACCCCGGTAATGCGTTGCATCAACGGACGTGAATACAACGAAATCTTAGTTCATACACCAGAAGCAGTAGACCTATCCCGTTTAAAGAACGGAGCAGCCCTTCTATTCAACCACGACTTTAATCAACATATTGGAGTAGTTGAAGACGCAAACATTGACCCTGATTACGTAGGACGTGCTTTAGTACGTTTCTCAAGTGTCGGGCTTGGTGATGAAAAGTATCATCAGGTACAAGAAGGTATTCTACGTAAAGTTTCTGTTGGTTATGAAATCAATGATTATCAAATTGACGGCGATAATCTAATTGTTACTAAATGGTCGCCTTATGAAATTTCAATGGTATCAGTACCGGCAGATGATTTAGTTGGCGTAGGTCGTGCTAAGTCAATCCCAGGAACCATCGTTGAAGATGAAGAAGGGATTAAAGTTTACGATTCTGAAGGTAATTTGAGAGTTTATCTTGATGCTTTAAAACAACATCAGAACAGCGTAGTACAAGCGGTACTTGATTCTAAAAAACGCATTATGCCAGAAGAAGAACCAGTACAAGAATCCCAAGATCCAGAAATGGATTCAGAAGAAGAACCAGTACAAGAACCCGAAGAAGAACCAGTACAAGAATCCGAAATGGAATCTGAACAACCCGAAGCCGAAGCTGAAACAGAAGTTGAAGTAGAAGTAGAGGTAGAAGAATCAGAAGTAGAAAATACTGATGATTCAGAAATGATAAATAAAAATGAAGAAAAACGTATTGCCGAACTACAAGGTATGTCTCGCGTACTAAAACTAGACGTTTCAGAAGCAATCGCAAAAGGAATTAGCGTAGAAGATTTCAAACGTCAAATTAAACAACCTATCAAGGAAGATCATAATATTATGGAAAACAACTTTTCTCTACAAAATAGCCTTCGTGCAATGTCTAATTTAGATGCTGATTTCGAAGGTGCTAACATGGGTGCTCGTGGTTTAAAAGTACCTACCTCGGCAATCCGTGCTGTTAACACTACTACTGGTGCTAACCTTATTCAAGAAACTATCGCGTATGATTCATTCATCGATATTCTACGTGCTAATTCAGTACTATCTAAATTCCCAATCACTGTAATCAGTGGATTGGAAGGTGATGGTAAGCTATCTCTACCAGCATTAAATTCAGACTTTACTAATAACTTTGGGTTCGTTCTAGAAGACGGTACTTCCCCAGAAGCTACTCCAGCTTTCGGTAAAGTAACTCTAGAGCCACAAGATTTCACTGGTTCAGTTTATCTAACCCGTATCATGATGAAGTCTGCTGCGGCTGCTGAACGCTACACCACTGACGCAATGATCAAGGGTTCTGCTTCTCAACTAGAAAAACACGTACTAGCTAACGTTGTTACTGAAGCTGTTGCTGCTGGTAACACTGATGAAGTTGCTACTATCGATTTCGATGCTGTAGTTGATGCTATTGCTGCTCTAGGTGCTAAGAACGTCGTTTCTAGCTCTATCGTTGCTGTAATGTCTCCTGCTACACGTGCTTCTCTTCGTAAGCAAGTAGTTAAGGGTAACACCGCTGCTAAGTTCCTAGTAGAAGGTATGGGTGACGAGCAAGTACTAGCTGGTGAAGTTCCAGTAATTGAAAGTACTCTAGTAGCAGACGGACAAGTAATCCTTGGTGATTTCAGTCAAATCGTAATCGCTCAATGGGGTTCTGAAGTTGAACTAGACCGCGATCTAACTACTTCACGTAATCGTGGTGGTCTATATCTACGTGTATGGGCAACTATGGATACTAAAGTAGCACGTGCTGATTCATTCTACGTTCTAACTAAGAGTGCTTAATTATGAGGGCGTTTAATGATTCACAATTAAACGTCTTTCTTAATACTTTTGGTGAACCACTTACTTTAACTAGTGGACAGATACTTACCGTGATCTTTGAACAAGACACGGTAGGTATTGAAACTGAAGGCGGGATTGTCGAAACACAAGAATGTTATTTCAGTGCTAGTACTGGTAGTGCGGATTACGCAGATACTTTTATCTACAAGAATAAACTCCAAGAAATTTACAACATTGTTGATGACCTTTCGGGCATGAGCAATTATTACTACAGGGATCACGAATGATTTTATTTAAACTAAAAAATCTTATCGTAGATTCCTTTTTTTCTTTGGGGCTTACGGTAATTTCACCAAAAACAATTAACTCAGACGCTTTGCCATACATACTTTACTTAACTAACTGTTATGAGAATAACACTGATGTACCAATGGGACGCAGTACTAATAGTCAATTTACATTTGATGTAGTTTGTACAAGTAAAGTAGTAACTGACAATCAAGAAGTAATGCAAACTGTTTATGATTATCTTAACTCAGGCCAGTTTATTTTAGACGCAAAGAATATTAACGTAAATATCAGTAGTGTAACCAATACGCAAACTCAGGATGACTTCGATCCGACAAGTGGACTAAATACAATTGTAATTAGCATGAGTGTAAATTACTTAACAATCGCGAGGTAATCCAATGAGTGGTATTTTCATTGGTAACGCTACCAAAATTTTCTATAATACGGACGCAGGAAACAACATTCCCAACGCTCCAACTTACGTTAATATTGATGAATTAGCAGCGTTTCCAGAAGTAAAAATACAAAGCAGTATGAGTGAGTATGAAACATATAATGATGAATACAGTGTCATACTTGCTTCAAACAAAACAATACAATCATTAAACATCGTAGTTAACTATGTGCCGGATAATGTGACACATGTTTTTCTTGATTCAATGTTTAATAGTAAAAAAAAATTTCAAATTAAAGTTTCACTATATGAATCACTAACAAGTGTCATTCAGTACTACGCTATTCTTTCAGGATATGTCAGTACTGCTACGCTTTCTGGTGATCAAAATTCAGTAGTGAAGAAATCATACGTTTTCACGGCAGAAGACGTAATAGCCAGAGGGACAATTACAGACATGGCAGATTTAAAACTTGGTGATTATGGTGTTGGTGCCAATGGTGTAGACATTCCACAATACGAATCACCTACTCCATCTGGTAATAGCTTTTTAAAAGTACCGGCATCGCAGGCACTAAATCCAACAGGAACCGATTTACTAGGTATTGCTAACGTTGATAACGGGAACACTACTAAACTGGTAATGACAGAATCAGGTACTTTCAGTATCTACGGTAAGAATCAATCCACGTCATGGACTCAGATTCTAACTAAACCACAATCAGATTCAGCATACGTACCAATGGCACGTACTGTTAACGGCAAGGCATTAAGTACTAACATTACTCTTACCCCAGCCGATGTATCAGCACTGGCACTTAGTGGCGGTACACTAACCGGTAATCTGAACGGCACTACAGCTACTTTCTCAGGTGCTGTCAATACTGGCAACCTAACAGCGGGTGCTATCTCAGGTACTACGGGAACATTCACCGGGGCAGTACAGGGACCATCAGCGGCTATCACTGGTGCGGTATCAGCAGACACTATTACGCTTCAAACAAAAGCAACTACTAAAGACTTAACAGTAACTGGAGATATCCAAGCTGTAACGGCTACTTTAACGGGTGCTTTAACTGCGGGTGCTACAACATTATCAGGTGCTTTAACAGGTACTACAGCTACGTTCAGTGGTTCCTTAGCGGCAAGTATTTTAAGCCTCACAACTCCACTATCAACCGCGAATGGCGGTACTGGTAACGCAAACGGAACAGTAGCACGGTTAACAACCCCACGGTCGTTTCAAACAAACTTGGGAAGTACTTCAGCGATTACATTCGATGGTACTGCTAACGTTTCACTTGGCGTAACAGGAATTCTACCTATTGCTAATGGTGGTACTGGTGCCAGTACTGGTTCTAATGCATTGATAAACTTGGGTGGTGTTAATAAAGCTGGTGATACTATGACAGGCGATTTAATTGTTAACTCACCTACGGGAACAACCACTATCAGGCCTGGTAGTATTGAAATATATGCAACTACGCCATTCATTGATATGCACTATGGTAACAGTACAACTGATTATGATATTCGTCTAATTAATGATGACACTAGTCGTTTAACTATCGCAGCACTTAATGCCCCCAGCGGATTAGCAACCGTTAAAGCTGGTTCTTATCGTTCACGTGGCGGTATTTTAGGTGTAGCAACTACTGATGAACAGATGGTATATGACTTCTCGGTGAATCCTACTACTTCAGATTTGCAATTGGCACGTTCACGTACTGCTGGTAGTTTTAATCTTAACGCAATTCCGATTATCAATGCTTTAACTATTTCGTTTGCATCTACTGCGGCTGGACGCCAGACTTTAGTAAATGCTGGATTAAGTGGAACTACTAACTATACACGTATCCCAATCAACCAGACACAGGCACATCAGATTTTAACAGTAACGCAGGTTATATCAACTAACGCAAGTGGTGACGCTACCATTACATTCCCAGCAGGTTTTACTACCATTTCAAGTGTTGTATTAGGTAATGGTGATGTTGGTGTAGGTATGTTCGACTGTGGAATTTTAAACGCATTACGTCCTAGTGGTTTTGATGTTCGTGTTTATAACAATGGCGTCCCATTAGTAGGTTCAGCACGTATTAACTATGTTGCCGCAGGGATTGTTAACATTTAAGGGGAAATAAAATGAAGTATTATTATAGTAGTAATCCACCTGGATTCTATTCGGACGATTTACCACGAGTGATTGAAGATAATGGATTCACTATCGATGAACTGACAGAAATCAGTAAAGAAGATTATGA